TTATCTTTTAAGACCAGATTTAGTTAGAATTAATCGCGATTCGCAAGGGAATGTTTTGAATTATGTTTTTACTTCCGATGGAAAACAAACAACTTTTCAACCTACAGAAATTTTGCACTTACTTTTCGCAGATCCAATGAATACAGGACGCGGTTATTCTCCATTTAGAGCTGTCGAAGTTTCGCAATCTAGTTGGGAATATATGCAGAAAATGAATGAAGAATATTTTTTCAATTCTGCGCGTGTTGATGGTTATTTGACTTCCGATCAGCCAATTGATCAAGAAACTGCAAAAAGAATTAGAGATTCTTGGGAAAAGAAATTCGGTGGAATTTCACAAAGCCACAAAACAGCGGTTTTACATTCGGGTTTGAAATATGAAAAAGTAAAAGATAATCCAAAAGAAGCGGACTTTCTTAAAAGTTCGGAAGCGGTTAGAGATTTTATTTTATCTGTTTATCGAGTTCCAAAAATTATACTAGGAATTACCGAAGGTGAAGGGCTGAACAATTTAAAATCTGCAGAATATGTTTTTGCAAAATACGTAGTTTTTCCAAAACAACAAAAACTTTTCGAACAGATCAATAAAAAACTACTTCCGCGTTTTGGAAAAGTAGAAGGCGTTTATTTTGAAGTTGAAAATCCTACTCCGGAAGATGAAGAAACAAAAGCAAAAGTTTTATCTGAAAAGAAATGGTTTTTGACAATTAACGAAGCAAGAGCGTCAGAAGGGTTAAATCCATTGAAAGATGGTGATGTTTTGGCTGAAAATTATTCAAAAACTTTAGAAAATACAGCGCAGAACTCCGCCAAAACGCTTGAAATTGAAAAAACGAGCAAATCTCTCTTTGCTCCAAAAAAAGAGCGCCCTACCAAAATGGAACTAGAAAAAACGATAAAAAGAAAGGAAGATGAATTAGAGAATTTGATAAACAAAAATTATTTTCAAAAAATCGAAAATCAATTTATTCAAAAAGCCCTAGAAAGTTTTGCAGAAAAAAACGGGCTTGAATTTGATAAAAAAGGGCTTGAAGAATTTGATCCGATGGTGGTTTTGGAATTTTCCGATGAATTGAGAGAATTAGCACAAAAGTTTTTTGCAGAATCCGGAGAAGATTTTTGGAATTTGCAAGATAAATACTTTGCGGAATCAATCGAGTTTCAAAATTCAGCAATTAGTTTGGCTGTTTTTGATTTAACGAATAGATTTGAAAGCAACGTAGCAAAAACAACTTTCAAAGATTTTTATGAAATTTTGATAAAAATTCGTGATTCAGGTGGAACTTTAAAAGACGCGGAAAATTCGGCAAAACAAAAATTTGATGAATACTACAAAAACCGAAGTAAAACGATTGCAAGAACCGAAACCGCAAATTTAAATAGTAGAATTTCTTACGAAAGATATAAAAAAGCAGGGCTACGAAAATATGAGTGGGTGCATTTATCGGTTTTAAATTATCGAGAGCAACATTTGGAATTAGACGGGCGTATTATCAATATGGGTGAAGTTGTGAAGGGCGTTGATAGTCTTTTAAGATTCCCGCACGATCCGTTAGCAAGTCCAGCCGATACGATAAATTGCCGATGTTCGATGATGCCTTATTTTGAAGATTAAATTTAAAAAAAATGAACGAATTACAATACAAAAGTTATATTTGCAAAAAACTAAACGATTCTGAAGCCTACGAATTAATTGCTTCCGATGAAACTAGAGATAGGCACGGAGAAGTTATTAAAGCGGATGGGTGGATTCTTGATGATTTTAAAGAAAACGCTCCAATGCTTTGGAATCACGACGCTTGGGGAACTCCAGCGGGAAGTTTTAAAAACATTCGAGTCGAAGATAAAAAACTTAAAATGGTGGCAAGTTTTGCATCGACCGAAAAAGGAAAAGAGATCAAAACTCTTTTTGATGAAGGCCACCTTAAAACTTTTTCCGTAGGTTTTATGGTTAAAGAGCGCGACGAAAAAGATCCGTCAATTATTACAAAAGCACTTTTACTAGAAGTTTCCGCCGTTCCGATTCCAGCAAATCCAAAAGCAAAATTAACGAGTTCAAAACAACTTTTTTCTGAAATGATTACAGATAGTTTGAAAGATAAAATTTTGAAATTTGGAATTGAAGAAATTGAAAAGCGTTTTGATTATTTTGAAGAAGTAAAACCCGTTTTGAAATCTTACCGCGAAAATATGACAAAGGTTCGCGAAAAATTTGGAGTTAGTATTTTTGAAAACGAACTTGAACAAATTGAAAAAGTTTTTGCAAAAGTTTTGGAGAACCCAAAACAAGCCGTGAAATCTGTGAAGAACTCACAGAGTTCGGAAGTCGCAAAAGCAATTTCAAAAGTTTTAAGTGAGTATTTGAAATAAATTTTTATTATTAAAGTAAATTCAAATGAAAGAATTACTAAAAAAATATCTAGAGATCGTCAAAACAAAAGGCGAAGACTCTGAAGAAGCAAAAGCAATTTTTGCTGAAATGGTCAAATCAGAAGGCGAAAATGAAGACGTAGAAAAAGCTGTAAAATCAGCACTTTCTCCACTTCTTGAAAAACTTTCTGAAGTTCAAAAGAAAAAACATCTTGCTGACGCTGAAGAAGATAAAGAAGAAGAAAAAGAAGTCGAAGAAGAAGGCAAAAAAACTTTTTCTGTTATCACAGCTGAAAGTAGAAAAAGAAACGAGTTAGATCTTGCAGGAAGTTTTGTAAAAGCAATGATCAAAAAAGACGATAAAAAACTTGAAGAAATTTCCAAAAAAACTGCAATGAACGTAACAACCGATTCACAAGGTGGCTATACAGTTCCTACAATTTTAGAAGCTGGAGTTTGGTCAATCGCAGAACAATACGGACTTTCTTTACAAAAAGCAACCGTGATCCCAATGAGATCCGCAACTCACGATTTAACAACTGACGCGACAGATGTTACGGTCAAGAAAATTTCCGAAGGAAATTCAATTGATCCTAGTGAGCCAACTTTCGGAAGAAAACAATTGCAAGCAATTGATTACGTTGGCGCATTGGCAGTTTCTAGTCTTCAACTTTTAGAAGATTCGAACGTAAATGTAGCAAATTATGTTATCGAAAAATTTGGAAAAGCATTTGGTCTTTATATGGACAAAAACGCTTTCAAAGGTGATGATTACGAAGGCGTTTTGACTGCAAGCGGAACAACTGCTTATGTTATGGGCTCAACAAATTATTTGACCCTTACACCAGATGATCTTTCCGCAATGATCGATTCTTTATCAAGTGGGGAATTAACAAATGCTGAATTCTACTTTGATAAAAAAATTGCAGGAATTTTGAGAACTCTCAAAGATTCCGCTGGAAACTATATTTACCAGCCTGCAACTGCAAAAGATCCAGCAATGGTTTTTGGTTATCCAGTAAATTTTGTTGGCGACGCAGTTTTGCCTTCCGCACCTTCTTCAAATACAAAGTTTGGTTTCTTAGGAAATATGAAACACTTTGCAATTGGTCGAAGAGAAGGTTTGAGAATCGATGTTTCAGATTCTTACAAATTCAATACCGCTCAAATGACATGGAGAGCATTACAAAGATTTGATATGAAAGCAATCATTCCGGGAGCATTTGTTACAATCGCAACAAAAGCGTAAATTTTGAACTTAAAAAGGGCGTAGCCAAAAACTACGCCCTCGATTAAAAAGGAGAAAAAAGATGGCAAAAGCAATATGCAGATTTACACTAGGTGGAAATCCACCAAAATTTTTCGCAATCGGTGATGAAGTTCCTGAAGAAATCGCAAAAGAATTTCCTCAATTCGTAGAAGAAAAAGAAGTTGAAGTAAAAATCGAAAAAACCGAACCGAAAAAAACAAGCGTGAAAATTGAAGATAATCGAGGCGTAAAAGAAGCGCCAGTCAAAAAATAATAATCCAAAAAAATGCCAACATTACCTACCCCACATTATTTAAGTTTAACTGAAGCCAAAAGTTATCTAAATATCACTTCGAGTTCGCTCGATACTTATTTAGGAAAACTTCTAGAACTTTCAGAAAGTTTTTTTGAAAATTTAGTTGGCAGATGTTTAATTTTCGATAGTTCGGCTTCGGATTTAGTTGAATATCACGACGGCGGATACGAAATTTATTTAGGCGTTTGTCCGATTCGTTCGATTACAAGCGTTCAAATAGTTTCGGGTTCGGAAATCGTGGGAACTCTTGAATCTTCAAGTTATACTTTCGATTGGGAGAAGTTAATAATTCATTCGGGTTTGAGTATGAATTGGCGTTCGGTTAAAATTACCTACAAAGCTGGTTTTGATATTCAAGGAACTTTAACTCCAACTCTTCCAGTTAATGCAGATGTAAAATTAGCAATCGTGAAAATTTTGAAATCTTTATACGATCCAAAATTTCAAGAAACTGGCAATATAAAATCCGAACAAATTGAAGATTATTCTTACACGCTTGACGGACTGAACAAAGTAAAAGATAGTTATGAAGTTCAGTCGATAGTTTCGCACTATAAAAAAATAAGTTTCTAAATATGTTCACGTCGCTTTTAGATAAAATTGGAGTTTTCAAAATAAAAAGCACTTCAAAAAGTGATTTTGGAGATTTTGTAAATTCCTTTTCGACTTTAAGCACGCATGATGTTCGTTTAGTTGAAAAACGACCTAGCGTAAAATATAGCGGAAACAAAATGTATGAAGATACAACGCATTTTGTTTTTTCTGATTTTTTTACGTTCGATATTTATGGAGGAACTTATTTGATCGAAATCGAATCAAAAAACTACCAAATTTTGGGAGTCGAAAGAAGTTCAAAAGAACACCACTTGAAATTTATGGTTAAATTATACAAGGGGGGCGTTTAATGAATTCAATTTCGTTTTCAATCGATAAAACGATGGTCAAAAAACTGAAAAGAGCAATCGAAACAAAATCAAAAGAAGTTTTTGACGCCATGATGAAAGGCGCTGAACTTTCGGGAATGGTCATCGAGGCCGAAGCCAAAAAAAGATTTATCAAAGGTGGTGGATCAAAACAAGCTCCACACCCAACACGCCCGACTTCTCGAAGTGGAGAGGCTGGAATTTATGGAAAAATTGCCACCAGTATAAAAAAGAAAGGAAAAGATGAAGTGATTTATCAAGTTAGGCCAAACGGCGGATCTACTTTCGCAAACGATATTATCTACGCAAGACGCCTAGAATTTGGTTTTTATGGAACTGATTCGATCGGGCGCACTTTTGCGCAACCGCCTAGAAGTTATATGCGCGCGGGTTTTGAAAGTGGAAAACAAAAAGCGTTTAGTGTTTTCAAACAAGAATTAAGCAAGGTTTTATGACGAATTTATCGGCAATCGAAAAAGCATTGCATTACGAATTAACGCACAAAACTGCGATTACTTCGATAACAACACAAATTATGGCTGGTTTTAAGCCACAGCAAATAAAACCGCCTTTTATTGTTCAATGGCTTTTATCCGAAATTATTCCGACAAACGTAGGCGTTGCCACGGCAACTTTCCAAATAGATATTTTGGGACTTACGATTGAACAAACCGAAACTTTATCCGAAGCCGTTAAAAGTTTTAACGAATTTGGTGGAAATTTTGGGAACGCAGGCGTAAAAGTGAATCACATTTCGGTCAATGATTTAGGGCTTTCTTTTGAAGAAGAAATTTCGGCTTTTCGAAAAACTTTAGAATTTAGAATTAAATTTTTACGATGAATGAATTTGTGAAATTAAAATACGTAGGCGGAGCGACAAAAATACACCCACTGGATCCAAAAATAGTGATTCAGCCAAATGATATTATTGAAGTTCCCGTCGGCGCGTTAAGTTTTTTCGACTCTGAAAAATTTGAGAAAGTTTTAGATTCGGAAAAGAAAAACCCGAATACA